ATCATATTTGAAGTTAATGGTGAGGATAATGTTTAGAACTTCTGGGTCTACGACAACAGGAGTGATTGACGCAACAGTAAACGGTGCCAAGTCAGTTACCAACTGAGCCTTCTGAACTTCATTCAGATTTAGTCCTGTCGTTGACTTAACACTAATGAATACCTTACCATATTCTGCAACTTCTGATACACCAGTGACACCATTGTAGGAACCAGCCTCTCCGCCCCAAACAGAAACCGCTTGAGTGTTTGCAAAGAGTTGTTTAACATAAGTTTTATAATCATCTGCTGTAACACATCTTCCTTGTGATGCATAATCTAGGGGTGCATTATATTTTATAGACTCTATAGATTCTGGTTCAGAACCTCCGGCCGCAGCCGATACCGTTCTAACATTAACACTGTTAACAGTATCGATTGCAGCGGAACTAACAAAGACTGCTGCACTATTTGCAACACCCTTATTGGTAATAACATAATTCATTATAACAATATTACCATCCTCAATCGCATTGCCTAGAATACCGTCACCAAAATATATTTCATATTTACCATCCTCTACTTCTTGCAAGAAATAAACATTTGAGGTAGAGGTTAGTCCAGCAATATCTGTTGCTAGAGCATATGAAGATGTTATAGTATCTGATGCAGAGTTTTGTACATTAACCGTGAGAGTTGTTGTATCTGCTCTATCATTGTTAATAAGAAATCTCTGTTCAACATTTTGAGTGTCAGCAGTGTATCTACTTGAAACATAACTACCCTCATATATACTTGTGTCATTAAATGCAATAGTAGAACCACTAAGAGGCGCAGTAACATCCGATATAGTTACGAACTGATAAGATGTATCACCAACACTAGATGTGAAGACTGTACCCGCTGGCATGGTTGCACTAGCATTGGATGTATTCAGAAAGACATTAACAGTTGCTTTTGCAGCTGTAGCAGAACGAGTGGTATATCCCAAAGTCTTTGCATGTGAAACCACACTCGACCTCAACTGTGAGGAGTCAAGGAACATTTCGTTTGCAAGCATGTTCGCATTGAAACCAAGATAGTGAGTGTTGTATGCAAGAACATCAAGGAGCGCACTAAGGCCAGAACCTTCGAAGTCATAGTCCTTGAACTCTGTCTGATTTCGCATGAAGACTTTTAGGTTATCTTTGACCTCATCAAAGTCAAATTCTGTTACGCTGAGTCTTTTTCTAGTCGCTGCCATTATCGTAATCTCTCTAATAGAACTTCCATATTCACAAGTTCTGTTGGGGCGTTAACAACATAAAACTCAAGTGTAACATTATATGAATTGTTGTCAATATCAGGTAATGCTCTAACTCCAACTAAACGAACTCTGGGTTCATAATTTTCAATAGCAACTTCAATCTTCATAGTCAGGATATATGCCGAGATCGGAGTCATAGGCTCAAACAAAATATCTCTGACCCCAGAACCAATCTCTGGGTGAAAGGGTTTCTCATAGAAATTTGTTAGTAGAAGATTTCTTACAGACCTCCTGACTGCCGTAATGTCAGTGAGTTTAGAAATATCCTTTGATCCAATTTTAGGGCCAAAGAATAAATCAATATCAGAATACAATTGAGCTGCACGTTCTTCACCTTGGTATGTACCGTCAGTATATGCGTCTTTAGCACCCATGTGTATTCCTCTTTAGTATTATTTATACATTCTCTGATGTGTTTTGTTTCATCATAAACTTATTATTAGACTTCCAAATGTCCTTTGCACTTACACGAATGAATCTTTTGTTGGTTTCATTTGTATTTGGGTTGGGAATAGTTACCATAACATTCTTACCCTTGTTAAATGCATCAAGTTGATTTCTCATTCTCGCAAGATCGTTATTCATATAATTTCTACGAACTGCCTTAGTAGTAGCCTTACAAACATTATTACGTTCACCCTTTGATGATTCTGTTTCTCTTGACTTTTTCTTTCCCATAATATAACTCCTTTATGTGTGTTTGTATTTAGTCACCACCAAATTCATCACTCAAATTTACCACTATCTGGATAGACATATTCAATGCCACGAGCTTGAGCCTCAGCTGCAGATAATTCACTAAAATCACCGTGAAGAGCTCTGGCCACAGTATCTTGTATCCAAAATGCCGCTGTTTCAGCTATGGGGTCGGCCGCGGCCACCTTTATATTAGAAGGTTTCAATTGTGCTGCAGATGTGCTACCAGCAATCTTTTGCAAATTTGGAATAATAGAACAGGGATCGAACCCTTTCGTAGATAATGACTTTGCTTGTGAAATAAGACTAAAAATCTCTTTACCTGCGGCCGCTACATCATCTGCAAATTCTTTTGCAATTTTTTCAGCAGCAGTAATATATTCTGAGGTGCCTGTGGGAAGCTCATTTATTACTTTTATTTCTGCTTGCAAGTTCAAGGGAATACCTGTACCCTCGTTGAAGACATCGGTTACAGGTGATATATACGGAGAATCCTCCGTGCCTATCTGTGTACCGGGGCCATAGTATTCCGATGCCGCATAACCGTCTTGATCAAATATATAGTCTTCATCTAGGTCAGTGTCATATTCAAAACCGGGTGGGGCACCGCTACCTTCTAAGCCTAAAGTTTCGGCTATCCAATCTCCCCCTTTTTGTAATAGGGCCATGAATCCCGTAAGTGCGTTTTTATCTCCCTCGACGACGGCCACGGACGCCGTAGCTGTTGCGGGTATAGATGCTTTCTGCGCTGCCTTTGAATCTTGTAACTTTGATAGAACATTATTTATTATCTCGCTTGCACCACAAAGATTAGCATTTGAAAAAAATCCGGCCATTTAATATCTCCTATCCAGCAAATACATTATTGCTTCCTTGAGCAACAGAAGTGCATGTGGCATCACCAACTCTACCACAACCCCTACCATTCACTCTAACTTTAGATGATCCAAATTGAATTGCAACTGCATGTCCTCCACAAGGAGGTTTGTTTGGTGGTACTTTGTGGCCAGTATTTGGATCACCTTGTCTGCTTATTCCTATACCATTCACCTTAACATTAGTTGAGCCGCGAGCTCTGACCATACCACTACAGTGTGGAACATCAGCGTCACCTATTCTGCATACTGATGGCATTTTCTTTCTCCATTAATTGTTTAAACCGATCATGCCATAAATGTATTTCATCATGGTCTTCTTGTGTATGTGGTTCTGGTGGAACATCAAAAACAAATTTTATTACATGATCAAACTCTTCTGGTATATCTTCCCACCGTGTATATTTATTAAGTTTTCCATTTACTAAAAATTGAAAATCATGCATTATTTGTGTTCTCCTGTGCAATCAATAAACTTAATTTGTAATTCCAAAGATCAACCTCTCTTACCTCACTCACCGAATGACTATCTGTTGATGCATATGGTTCACTAACGGGGCCATGAGAATGATCTGATCCCGGTACATCTTGTTCTACTATAAATGCTTCCCTATCATCTCCTGCTCCACTTTGTTCGCCTATTAAGACATTTGCAAATACTACTTCATCTATATTTTCTGTTGAACTTTCTAATATGATAACATCATGATCTTCAAGTAACAAATGATTTTCTGAACCTGTAGCAAAATTCTCTGGAACTAATCTATCTGGGCTATCAACATCCTCAAATAATATACTATCGCCGGCATTTGTAGATGATCCGTCCGTTCCATCCAATACAACAAAAAATTCTGTTGGTAAACTATTAGAATCTAATGTGCCATCTACACCTATAAGTGAATCTGTTGCAGTAGAATTAAATGTTGCAGTCTCTAATAAAATCTCCCTGTTATCAACAACAGTTCCCACATCTGGTATAAAACTTATCACATGTTTTAATGTGGAATCAACTGGAATTGCATCATAATCTGTATACGTTGTGATTGTTCCAGATGTATTCATTATTTTAAATTCATGGGCCATGCACTTTCCTAGTTCAACTCAATAACACCCAATGGTGTTGAAACATTAACATTTCCTGTTGTGGAAGTATGAATTGTACTTCCTATAGATGTATGCGACCATATTTGCCCTGTAGTGCTTGTCCATGCTGTACCAACTATTTGTGACAAATCGCCGGAAGTTGTTATTGCCATATTTCCGAACTCAGCTGCTATCGTCACATTTCCAACAGACTTGATGTCGAATGCTCCACCAGACTTCAATGACATAATATCTGATGAAATTATCGATAATTCGCCGCTCGTACTCAATATATAATCAGAGGGAGTTGTTATGAAAATGCCGGAACCAGATGGGTTAGAAGGAACCTTTATTGCTTCCACTGCGAGTGTGTACATACCACTAATAAGTTCCCACTTGGACCCCTCACTGCTGGTAACCACATCACCACCGATTCGACCATTAACCTCTTCTTTGATATTATACCCATGATTACCAATAATCTCTTCCTCAAGATTACCGGAACCTCCAGCACCAACCTTGACACGATGGTTCTTGTGAATCTTCTGATAGAAGTCTCCTTCTATCTCTTGTATGTAATCACCCTTGATAAGTTCGCGCACTGAACCCTCAACCGTAATATTCTGCGAACCCTTGATGACAATCTTCTCGCTACCAATTACAATCTCGTAGTTATTTCCAATAACCTTGGTCACCATAGTACCGTCTGGATGAATCTCCTCAAATGTTCCTGCCTTGTGCTGACGATACATTCTTTCAGCACCGGGGCTATCATCTACTTCCGTGATATGACCAGACTCAGACTCAAACACATGGTTAAAAGGATATACAGCAGATTTGTATTCTTGATATTCTTCATCATACACATCATCTTGCTCTTCTGTTTCAACCTCACGGGTCTTCGTAACACCTTCAGCCTTTATACTTTTTGGTAAAGGCTCTTCCCAAAAACCCCGTGTCTCTTTTATTGCTTGAGTAGATATAGTTGTAAGATAAGGTTTTGTTGCAATAGGAACACCTGTAGTCTCTGATACGTCATCGTCAACCTGAAGAATAGATGCTGGATCACCACGCAATCTCTGATATCTACGATTAATAAGAGAGCTATGGGTTTCAGAAACTATACCAAGAGCAAGTCTGTTTGTATCAGTCTCACCAACACCTTGCCCACTTTTTCTTGTGCCCGGATATGGGCCATACTTTGGTGTGATGGCACCATATTCCGGTTGGACAGAGCCGGGCCCGCGAGGATCATTAAATCCTTCTGTATTATCTGCTTTTGATTGAGAGATTCCCGGCAAAGTACCCATGATAACAGGTTGCTGTGCTTCGGTATCTCTAAAGAATCCGACAACCCACGAGCCCTCTGTCAAAAATGAGGGTGTGTGTCCAAGGCCTTGCATTGATGGATCAGTCACGGGGTGCATCACATGCGCCCACGGCAAATCTGTAGTTTTGATTTGTGTTAAGTCTTCATTATGCCGTCCAAGCACACGAACACGAACTCTACCAACCTTGTCAGGATCGTTCCTGTCTTCAACTACACCAACGAACCAACTAAAACCATCTTTACCCATGAAATCTTGCATGGAACTATTTATAAGAGTTTAATGAAGGTCCGGGTCACGTCCCATGCGTTTTTCTACATGCGACCAGTTGTATTCCACAATTTCATACTGAGTGTCGGGGTTGTTTCCCCGTAACAATGCAATACAGGTCAAGGCTTCTTCTTGATCCATATTCTCTGCCACTGGTTCCGTTGAAACAATTCTATACTTGATCATGATGAGCTCCTTTTGACATCACCAAATGCGTTCTGTCAGGTCCACAGTTAACAAAACTGTGTAGTATCGTAGTGTCAACCTCATAGACGTAACCATCAGCAGGTATATGAACTATCTCATTCAAAGTAGGAAAAATAAAGTAAGCATTTGGGTTTGTTATAAGAGCCAGATGATAACGAGGTGTCTTATCTTGGTGTACGAAATATGAGGTGCGAGGTTGCATATGCATAATTCTAGAACGCTCACCATGCATATCCCGTATCACATCAGCAAAAACTGTACCCTCGTATATATCATTTAATATAATGTAGTCTGATTGTGTCATTAAAATACGGTCCTCGGCTGGATTGTTTCCATCAACCCCGGCCGGGCCTTTTCTGCCCGTTATCGAACCAGTTCCATCTGTATATGGATTAACGTCATCCTTGTTACTTCGTTGTATACAAGTCTGACGGTTCACCGGGGAACCGTCAATTCTAGTCTCACGGTTCACACTTAGTGGTTTTGACCACAGTTTATCTCCCATACGCAACTTTATGAGTTCCCACTCAACCAGACATTTATCTAGATCATAGCAGTGATTTGTTTTTCTTATTAGCATGGTAGGTTATTTAGGGTTCATTCTATTGTTTCTTTTCGAAATGATGCTATGTGGGTCTTCACTAATGTTTCCAGCAACTATAATTCGATCATGATCACACTGATGCGCTGGAACAGAGTGCTTAATCCAACCCGGAAACATCNTAAGTCTGCCCACCTTTGGTGCTAAGGAATATGCGTTGGTATCATTGAATACAAGTGGGGAACAGTTATCGCAGCACTCTACGTTATACACCCAGCTCCATACATACGGCCAGTGGTTATGATTCTTTGACCAATCACCCCTCTTATATACCGCACCCCAGCAATCATACGTTGACATTTCAAGATGAACAGGTAAAGGGCTGTTAGCATGAGCAAGTTCAATTGCCTTGTCTGCGATAGCCCCAAAGTCCTTGTCTGTCTCATGCATGAACCAGCTGGTCATGTCTGCTTTTACATTTGTTTTTCTCTTCTGCTCATCACCGATTGATTTACATTTCCTCGAAAGGTTATTCTGCAAATCCTTATCGATATGAAGCTTCTCTATTACAGGAAACTTCATATGAAAGGAAGGATTAGACCGCACCAATCAACTCATTGGGGAGAATGTAGTCAAAAATTGCAAGGCCTGCATCATTGCCTTTGGTAATTTCGATATAGACAGATTTCAAAGACTTCTCCTTGAAGGGAACATACTTCTTCAGCTTCTTGGACTTGTACATAAACACCCCGTCTTCCAACTTAATGTCATCATAGGAGTCCTTATCAGAGCCAACCGCAGTTAGCTTCCCCGTAAGGGTTTCACCATACTCGCCGTTGTAGATAACTTCATCACCGATATTCATTTTTTCGTTCCTTATAGATATTCAAATGTAGTAGATACGATTGGGTCTTTGTTAGAACCAACCAATTGCTTTGTGGTAGTCACCACACGAACTCGCCTCTCCATCATACCAACTGCTGTTTCCTGTACCTCTGAGAAGTACTCAGTCGTTACTGTCTTGAATGGCTTCGTCATTTCCTGCTCCATATTTAAACTCCGTTTCTGCTGCAAGGTCCAACTGATGCATAATGTCATCAGTGAAATAGGTTGTGGGGTCATTAAGGATCGCCTTACCGAACTGCTTGGACCCATCAGGCAGCTCATACCGTGTTGACACCTTCTTGAAGACCTCATACTTCTCTGCCAGCTCCAGAAGGCCGTAGTATCGATCCAATCCCTTGTCATAGGTCAATCGCACGTCCACCATCTTGTTCTCTTTGGTCAACCGACTCTTGTGGTTCTTGCAGTGAATGATATTACCGATAACCTCAGTGCCATCTTTCTCTTTCTTCTTGCTGAGGTAGATGATACTACTCGCAGCATACTTCAGACCAGAGCCACCACCCATCTCCTTGGTAGAGAACAACCCCATACTCTCGTAAGTATGATTAGTTACCACCATCGGGACTTTCGCTCGCCCAAGTTTCAGAGTCAGAACTCGAAACGCCGCTTTTAGCACTTGAGCACGAGTCATATCCCGTGTCTCCTTACCATCAGCGGTATCCTCGACTTCCTTTGTGGTACTCAGCATACCCAGAGAGTCCAGGCAGAGGAACATCGGCTTGCGGTCACTCTCATTCTGCGCCATATAGCTGTCAAGGACTTTGAGAGCTTGGGTGCGAAACTCCTGCACGGTTGTAACAGGAAAGATCACCATGCGCTTGGGATCAATTCCCCGATCAACGACCATGTTACGAGTAATCGCACTTTCACTCTCAAAGTATATGACACCTGCATTCGGGTCTTTGTCGAGAAAGTTCTTCACGATACCCATAAGGAAATACGTCTTACCTGTTGCACTCTCTCCCGCAATTGCAGTGATCTTATTTGCGGGTAGCCCCCCATTTACTGATCCACTCAGCAGTGCATTGAAGATATATGAGCCAGTGTCAATGAAACTGTCCACATCTCCTGCCTCAACTCCGTCATCCACGATAGATGCGTACTCGTTACCAACCTGCTTGATAACATCCTTTAGAAAATCGNTCATGTATTTGCTCCTGACAATATATAAAAGAATAATGTAGTAACCACTATATACCCTAACACAATGAATGTCAAGGTATAAATGATATATTTAAAAGAAATAAGTGGGTGTCTCACAAAGAAACAAATGCAGAACCCAACCAAAAATAGTATTAGTAGTATTTCCATAGGGGTTAAGTCAGCAAACCTCGCTCAGTTTTGGGGGTGGGGCTCTCTATCTCAGAGATACGCTCTCGCATATACTCCATGATAATAGGGTTAATCTCCATATGCATATCAGTGATCCTCTGCAACTCCATCTTGAATACTGTTAGGGTAGGCATGTCTGCACCGTCGATGTTTCTTGTCATGGGGAATACTCTCCTTTAGTTTTATATAGGGTAGTGCAATTGAAGTGCGCTGAGGTTTAGGGGGGGTGGCTCCGTGGGT